TGAACCACCTGCATAGATACCCTTTGCAGGGTCGTATATCTCAGGTACATTTCCCACGAGTCGCTGCCATTTTGCGAAATCTGTTCCAATTAAATCAGTTTGTGCCTTTGTAATCATATAATCTCCACTAAATTCTTGAATTTTCTGACCACCGATAAAAAACGCAATATTCTGAATGAGTCGGCATCCAATGTATTTGGTCCACGCAAAATTGTATTCCGCATTTCTAGTACTAGTTGGTAGCCCTTCAATGTGTTTACAATAAATATCAGGTAAATCAAATACAAAATAAATGTCTCTTACCAAATCAGCAATACGTTGTATTTTAAAACGAACTTGAATAGGCTGATCATAGGACAAATCCTGAGGACCATCCATTGCAAAAGAAACTGATTCTTCCGCAAAATGAGCATATTTTTTATAGGTTTTATAGAAATATGTAAAATCAGGATTGCCACTTAGCAGTACATTTTGTGCTCCGTATGCTACTAAGGAGAATAGACCACCACCTGGCATTACTATGTGTTGAATAGTAAATATGTATATCTCTTTAGGTAAACATATTTAGTATAAAATTATTATATTACAGTATTTTATAGTATTTCATAGTTAATATCCTTGTGCCCACCATGTATCATCCAAATAAGGCGGTATACTGCTCATGATGCCTGAATCCATCTCTTTGGATGGTCCTTCATTCATTAATTGTTGGATTTCAGCAACACATAGCGCATAATTGAAATAATTAAGGCGACTAAATAGACCCTGCATCACACCAAATACATGAAATCCTGTATCATCGACCGATGGAAGAGTACTCTGTGAAAGATGTAAGAGTCTATCACTAAAGCAGCAGATATCTTGATTATTTTGATAGGGGGCATAACCATCAAATGACATTTTTCGTGATAAATTGCCATTAATGAAAATCTCGAGTGCGCTGTTCTTACATACAATTACCACATGAACCCATTTCTTTACTGGAAAGTTATCCACTTCAACGAAATTATTCCATGTTTTATATGTATTCATATACACGCGAAGCGTATTTGTATCGGATCGCATGTAGACACCGGGTGCTAATAAAGGAAATTGTGCTGCATAGCCTTTATGGAAGATGTGTAATAGACCAAACTCTTGTCTAAATGATGCCGGATCAACATACAAATAAAATGAATAACTAAATTCAACTCCTGTACGCTCATTATCAGATAAATGAACCGGTTTTGAACCAGCTACATTTGGGTTTTGTGAAAGATTAACAGCGTCTTTCATGGTATAGGTTTTAGGCAATAAAACAGTGCGATTAATTGATAGCCGATTGATATATTTATATACTAATTCCATAAACATAAGTGCCAAATAGATAAGAGCCGCCCATACAATTGCAGTAATAATTTGCAGTATGATACCGGGTTGCCCAGAACTAGTATTTTGTGAATTACTTCCCTGATTGAATACAGACATCATCTCCTCTTACTAATTTGTATTATTTATTTTCTCTTTTTTATTCTTTACTTAGAGGATACTGTAATATCGACACCTGGAGCAAAAAACGATGTAAACCATTGCCATAATCCCGTAATGGGTTCAGGACCTGCCATATAATTCTTATATACCATTTCTGGATTTAATGCAGAATCATACATCGTTGTTGTTGAAATCTGACCACCAAATCCAGTATTATACAATAAATAAGCAGAATAACTGTTGTCCACCTTAAATCGTGTCGGCAGTACGCATGAACGAGATAATTTTCCATCCATATAGACATCCACTGTTTTACCACTGACAGCTACCGTAATATTTACCCATCGCTGTAGATCGATATCTGGTAAATCACAACCAACATTAGATTCTAATAATCCAGAATCAATACTTTGTATCTCGTATACTGATTTTAATGTTGCAATTTCAAGAGATTCTGACGTATTACTATCGGCGCTATCTGTATTAAGTGTAGTAGACGCACTCTTGTCCATGGTGTGAAAACGAACAAATAATTTTGGCTTGTATCCACCCAAATGAATACGAATGGTATCAAAACTGGGCCCTCCAATACGCAAAATAGATTTATTATAACCTTGACGGTAAGACCAATTGTTAATATAAATCCATGTAGAAATTGTAAATTCACCACCTTCATATATGACTGGCAATTTATCAGATGCAATCGTAATCATTTTAGAATTATCTATGTTCGCATTTTGAGTAGCAGTAAGGAGTGGAAAAGCATTTGTTGTTTTTGGACCAAATAGATACATATAAAGATAATATAAGCATAGAAGTCCTCCAAAAAAGAGTAATACTGGAATCAATCTTGCCTCTGGAGATGAATTCGTATTGTTGTCCATGATACCTGTATTCAGCATGGATAATTCTATCTTTCCTTTTCTCCAATTTTAAGCATAGGGCGTGTTCCATTGAAATAAATTATCTAGTGGAGGTTTCCTAACAGGGTCACATGGTAAACCCGGAAGACATTTTCCAAATAAAGATATGGTAGGAAGAGTTATATCAAATAAATTATTTTCATGAATCATATTATTTGTATTAACATATTTAAGACGTTCTTTTTCTACTTCAAGTGGGCTATAGCGACGGCTACTTACTATTACATGAATAACAGACCCATCTAATCCCTTATTTCCAACTGATAAGGGGCTGCTAATCACTACCGGATAATTCTGAAGTCTCTGAGATGCAACAATTTTGTCATCATACATAATATCAAATCTACGACCATCGCGTAATACTGCAATACATAGCCATTTTTGATTAGGAAGAGGTGGTAAATCCATTATTTCATCTTTCAGTCTCCCATTACCATCTTTTGTTTGTACTCGGAGACGTGCAGATATTTGTCTATTACCCGTTGGAGCATGTGAAATCTCAACATGCCAGTTATTTGCCACTTGAATAATTGGAATAAACTTATCCGTCTGAAGTTTATCTACATAGGTTGCTGTACGATCGCCTTGTTGAATATTAAAGAAACCAATCACTGTTGAACCTGAATTTCCTAATAGCTTTGATTGCACCATTTCAGATAGTAATACCACTTTATTGGCAGATAATGGAGTAATTTTAGTAAGTGTATCTAATATGTCAGGATTGATATTAACAACATAGGTAAGAATGATATAAATAGTCAAAATTACAATTCCTCCATAAAATAGATATGTTATATCGGACATACTGACTGCTGCAAAAATAGATATCATAGATATCACAATTGTGCTATATAAAAGGATGGCTGCCGTTTCCATTCTATCTATTTATGTAATTTATTAGACGCCAATCTTGTCGGACGCTTTTTTTACAGCAGAATCTACATAAGCGGATATATCAGCTGACATATCATTTGATAAACATGATGATGTATTAGACATAGGACCTGAACCAAAATCACCAGAAGTAGCAAGAGAAGGCGTTGCCTTTCTTATTTCTGGACTTGTCAATTGTTTTGCCCATATTTTTAAATTACGTAATTTTACCATATTTGTTTCAATACCACTTACTGGAGAGATATCACCCAATACACTTTTTGGAGGTGATATAAATGTTCTTGTCTTTAATAAATGACCGTTAATATATACTTCTAATGCGTGATTCATAAGAACAATACCCAGACGAAATGGTTCTTGAATAGGGACATTTGGAATAATAGCATTTTCAGTATTATTATCCACATTTAATACAGATACTATCAAATCATTTGTATCAGGCAATAAAGCACATGCCATATTATAATTATCTAATAATCCGAGTAGCGTATTTCCTGTAGGAGAGGGGCGGACTCTGCCGCCGCGGCGAAATAATACTCGTGGATGAGTGGAAAAATGAACATGAGGATCTTGAATGAAAATGTCGACAATAAGTGAATAAGAGAATGATAAATTTTGAATCGGCAATGTATCATTGGGAAGGAGTCCAGTATTTGTTTTATTCCAAAAAAGTACTCCATCATCCAATCCTGGTAGGACAAAAATACCGGGAGCGCCAGGCTGATAACTGAAAATTGGAGTAATAAAGAAATGGACAAAAATTAAAATAATAAGTAATATAATTCCAATGGCGAGTAAATAGGATAAAATCTGCTTTGAATAATTTCCTATCGTGGATGATGAGTTTGATGATATCGCGCCTAATCCTGATGTTAAACCAATCATGGGTCCACTCACAGACGTATTTGTTCTTGTGGAAGGAATCGTAGGCTGTTTTGATTGATTTGCATTTTTCCCTAAAAAGAAATCTTTAAGACCACCCATTGCCGCCATGTTTCTTTACTATTATTATTTATTACAATAAATTGTAATAAATATAAATACGTATCACTGTATTATGTGATTCGTAAATACGTATCACTGTATTATGTGATTCGTAAATACGTATCACTGTATTATGTGATTCGTAAATACGTATCACTGTATTATGTGATTCGATTAAGAAAATAGAATACACCGCCCATTGTAGATAATATCGCAGAACCTGTAATAAATCCTTTAATAAAGGATCGATAGTCTACTTCATTCATATCCTCTTTTGTCCAAACAGGAGAACGATTGCGGTTGCCGATTCGCTCATAATATGCCATTACTTCTTCCATAGTCCATTCGGGCTTTCCCAACATTTTATTAACACTATTGTGAATATCAACTGTCCATTTAATAAGATCTGTTCTTGAATCCAAAAATGGTGTTAATGGATTTGATGTAATATGCTCTTTATAATGAGTGCGACATACACTACATGGAATTAAATAGGCTAATGATTCATAAAATTCTTTTGCACATTTTTTATCAATATAGGTAGGATTTTTTGGATAACCGATAGCGACGATATGTATCGTATGCCAA